GAAGGGAGCGTCAAAAGATATTATTAAGAATGTGCCAAAAGCATTCGCTTCAATCCTTAAAACCGTGAACGGTAAAGAGGGTGGAGACCCGTATTGGATCAATCGATACAAAGAGTTCTATGAAAATGGTGGTCAGAACGTACTGAACCAAATGTCAAACCTGATGAGCGCTTCTCAGGACATCCAAGGTACAATCAGGGACATTGTTGGCGCAGACAATCAAGGCTTAACACAAAAGGTAAAGAACGGTTTTATAGGTAAGGGTGCAAGTGTTCTTGGTTACATTGAGGCATTGAACACTGCGGTTGAAAACTCAACTCGATTAGCTTTCTTTGACCGAATGGCATCAGAGCTCAGTGCTCAAGGTGTTCCGCAGAAAGAAGCGTTAAGACGAGCAGCGTTTGCAGCCCGTAACCTAACAACAAACTTTGCTAAAGGCGGTGAGTACAAGAACGGACTTAACTCACTGTACTTGTTCTTCAATGCATCAATGCAAGGATCTATGGCTATCTTTAACTCTCTCGCCAACAGCAAGAAAGCGAGAAAGCTTGCCGGATCTATCGTTGTGATGGGCTTCTTGATGGATCAAATCAATGCCGCTTTGTCAGATGAAGATGAAGCGACAGGCATCAAGAACTATGATGACATCAGTGAATACACCCTAGGCCATAACCTAATCCTTCCAGACCTCAATGGTGATGGAAATTATGTAAAGATACCAATGGCTTATGGGTTAAATACATTATTCAACTTTGGGCGCATAACATCGAACCTCATTCGAGGTGCTATGGGGACTGAAGGAACATACACACCATCGCAAGCTGGCAAAGAACTTGTTGGTTATGTCACTGAGATGATCAATCCGTTTGGTGGCAATAGCCCTCTTACGTTCCTGTCTCCAACGGTTGGCGATCTGCCAATTGAACTACTGACCAACAACGATTTCCGTGATGCTCCAATCTATAAAGAGCTATCGCCATATCAGCCGTACCTGTCGCGCAGTGGGTTGTATTGGTCAACCACTAGCCCGTCAGCGGTTTGGATTTCAAAGTTCATTAACGACACCGTGGGTGGTGGAGATGACTATGTGCCGGGTGAAATCCTTGGTATGCGTGTCGATATCCAGCCCGATGTGATTGAACACATCTTTGGCTTTATGACTGGTGGAGTTGGCAGACTGTTAAGTCAGACCGTAGACACGGCAACATCAAGCATTCCAAATGCCGCGATGGGTCAGTGGGAATCTGACATGATCAAAACCACTCCGTTCTTGAACAAATTCCTCACGGCAGTGACAGATAAAGACAGGTCTTCCGATTACTACGACAAACGGGATGACGTGTTTGCTGTACGCCGATCATTCAGAGCAGCCCTCGAAGATGGGGATCGTCAGCAGGCACTGGCTATTCGCCAGAAAAATCCTGAAATTGTAAGGGTTATGGAGCCAATCAATAAGATTGATCGCGCCATTACAAAACTTCGCAAAAGATTGAAGATGATAAAATCCAGCAAACAGATTGGAGAAGCTCAAAGAAAAGATCTCATCGACAAGGTCGAAGACAGGATATACCTACTTCAGTCTCGCGGCATACAATTAATGCGAGGTATTTAATTTCGGCCAACCTATTGCTGTGTTGTAGATTCCAGTGGTTTTGTTTTTTGTAATTAGTTTATTTGAACTTTTTAAACTGAACTCAAATCACTAACCTATTGCTGTATTATAGATACCGGTAGTGTTTGTTTTTGTAATTAGTTCATTTGAACTTTTTATTCTATAAGCTGGAATACGTCATTGGCGTTTTCTCCAGCTATAACCCTTCGTAAAGATTGAACTAGAAACACTCTCTCTTCATCATCAAGAGGTGTATCACTTTTAATTTTGCGACCTAAATATCCTAGATATGATCTCATCCTGAGATCTGTTTTATATTTTTTTCTTTCTTCAATTGGATCTCTTCCATTCAAAATAATACGCCTATTGTCTTTTGAGAGTTTCTGTGCCGCCTCTAAGCTTACGAGATCCAGAGAACCCAATCCCATCTCTCTCCGTTTCTTGGTGACTGGGCTGGTAAATCTAAATATCCATGATTTAGTTCCTTGCTTTGAGACCTGAAGGTAAAGGTTTTTCCCGCAAGGATGACAGCCAACTTCCTCTATTTCATTAATGCTTTTTTTTGATTTTAGAACAGCCACTTTATTCTCTCCCTATTGCTGTATTGTAAGTACCAGTGGTGTTGGTAATTAGTTTGTTAAAAAACATTTACCTATTGCTGTGTTATAGATTCCAATGGTGTTTGTTTTTTGTAATTAGTTCACTTGAACTTTTTAAATAAACCAAGATCAATGTGACAGACGGGCTCAACATCTTGCGGATCTGATCTGTCTGTTCTGCCGCCCATCTTTACGGTGGTCTTTACGTTGCCCATGTTAACGTAGCCCACACCATCAACCCACTGCACAACTAGGAAGCATGGCAGTCCAGTTGCTGTGCCTGTGATAGATGCGTTGATGACCTTGGTCATGGATATCATGTACGTTGGATAGTGCTGCATCTTATTGCTGCGCGTTTTCATTTCTACGAACGCAACAACTTCTCCGTTTCTTACAGCCGCGTAATCGAAGTGATCGCGCGGCTGTAATTTCTGCATTGTGCACTTCCATTGTTTTGAAACAATGTTGCTCAGAGACAACTCATTACGAAGGTCTTTATCTGTTTCGTAAATCGGTCTCATTTATCTAGTTTGCTTTGTATCCAAGCCTTGATGTCTTCAACTCTCCAGCGCCTCATGCGAGGGCCAAAGGTTATTGGCTTCGGAAACGTCTCATCCTTCTGGATGATTGCATACATAGTCTTAGGATGAATAGCCACCATCTCTGCGATGTCATTCACATGAAGCAACAGCTTTTCTTTTACGTTTGTATCCATTCTCTAAACCCTTCCCTTAGTTGTTCAAACTTATCTCTAGCAACTATGTTATCTCTAAACTCTGAGCGTGATCTGATGCTACAGATATCTCGTATAACTTCGGCTGCTTCGGTCTCTGAAGTAGCCTCGTACCCCAGTTCTCGTAGGTACTTCCAGAACTCATCGTTGCGACAAATCAATCCGGCAGATGCAATCAAACGCTCCACACGCCTCTGTTCCTCGCGTGTCTCTGGTTCGTCCTGATCGTTGAGCCGAACCATCCCAACCATGTAACGTGTGCCAACCCAGTCTGTATGTAGTTCTGGTGGGCAATCGTTAGGGTGCACGTTCAGCCGCAGGATTATTCCGTTTTTATCCTGAGACATTGAAACCTTTACAGCCTCGAAACCAATAGCTGCATCTCTAATGTTCATTATATTTCCCCCAGTTCTTTGACGCCCATTCCTTGGCATCAATGCCAATCAAGTCCCACCATGCCTGCTCGTTTCCGAATGCATGTAGTTCCATGTGACACTTGTGACAGAGAGGGACGGCCCAATTGTCTCCTGTCTTTCGGGCCATCCCCCGTTTCTCTGCTCTCATTAAGTGGTGAGCTTCACCACCCTGACCACACACCAAGCAAGGTTGTCCCCGCAAAGATTGCAGATACTTTTCATTGACTAGGCGCTTGGTCTTTTCGAGGGTCATTAAAAAGGAACCTCATCATCGAGGTCTTGGTTGCTCTGCCTGTAACCATTGGGAGCTTGGCTCTTATACGAAGCGTTGTTCTTGCGCTCCTGAAGCAGGCTGCTACGCAGAGAGAGGAAAGGCTTTCCATTCTTGGACACCTTTCTCCATCCAGCCAGCGATGCCTTTGGCCTTTCATTGCCTGACTGAAGCTGGTCCCATAGATCTTTCACAACCTCTGGGTCCATCTCCATGCTGCCAGTGTAGTCTGGCTGCGTTTCTTTTTGCTTCTTGTCGTTCTGAAACAAGATGCCTGATGCCGGGTACTGACTCATGCTGCTTCTCCTTTTAGCTCAGCGTTTCTCTTCTTGAATGCATCGACGACTTCTTCGTAATCGTCTGGCCTAGCTTCCTTCAATTGTTGAAGGGCATCTTTGTTGGCAGACCAAAACTGCCTGACGGTTTCTTCCGTGGTGTGGATGGGAAGAAACTTAATGAAAGCTTGTGTGACCATGTCCCAGCCGCCCGTCTTATGTGACCCCTCTTCACCCTCGACACTCACGACATCAGGGGTAGAGTGATAATCCTCTTTAGAGGGGGCAGGAGTGGCGGCTTTAGCTTTCGGCTGGGGAGCTTCGTCTTTCTTGCTGGCGTCGCCTTGACGCGCCTCTGTGGCGCTCTGAGGGATGTCCTCACCAGCGTAGATGTAATGACCCAGTCCGTGCATGGCGATAGCCTTGGCAAAGCAGCGCATACGAGCGTCGCTTATGTCTCTGGATGTCGGTCCAACAATAGCTTTGTTGCGGTAGTCCATGACTGGCAACCACATTAGGTGGGTTTGATCTGCCACCGTGACGCTAACCCTGACCTCGACAGTGCTATCGGGGTAGATGATGTTGTCGTGAACCTCGTAGGTGGCATCAGGGTAATTGTTTTTCACCTCACCCCATGCCCAAGCCCAAGACAAGTAACTCAAACCGTTCTTGTCTTCCTTGTGATCGTTCACATTAACTGCTGACAATGTTTCCCAAACAGATTTACTCTCGGCTTTTGCCATCTTCTTCTCCATCTTTTGTTCTATTGAACTTATTTATCTTGCATACTCTGGAACTGTGGGCAGAAGTCTGCGACCGAACAGTAGTTACCAAGACACCTAGTGGCTTCGCCCTTTCGGAACTCAACCATCAGGCTGCTATCTTGATCAGCATGTTCGATAGCTGCCGCCTCGGTATCGTGTACCTTCAGTGCCCTCTTGAGCCCCTTCTTCTTAACAGCCCAAGTGTCTGGCTTTGCCCACTGTTCTTCAGCGGTGCATGTACCAAACTCACCATCTAAATCGTAGGCCATCTGCGCCTGTTGGTGCATGGCAACACGATCATTGATGTATTCGAGCCGCTTCTCTGTAGTCCACAATGGTAGCTCAATGGTTACCACTGGTGACTGCGGATACTCGTTGTCGAACTCCGCCTTCTTGCGCTGCCAATCTCTGAGGATTGCACAGATGCGGATGCTGCTGACCTTCTTGTCTCGGTTGGTTCCAGCTAAAGAGTTCTCGACCAGCCAAGCGTAGCAGTTTTGCTGCCGCTCCCACTCAACCTTGCCAAGGATAACTGACCAAGCTGATGTCACCTTGTAGTCTGTTATTTGAACTGTGCCGTCAGGCAGAACCTCTTGGTGATCAAGAGCGCCTGATATCTGCCAGCCTTGAAGGTCAGCATACAACCGCTCTTCCATAGTAACTGAACCATTACTGTCAGTGCTTTCCAAGACATGATGAACGGCAGTGCCAAACAAAGACCACACACGGTCCACCACATCCATTTCAAGGTAGTCCTCAAACTGTTGACGTTTGATCCTGATGGATGGGCTGTCGATAAGTTGGGTGACACTGATGTCTGACTTGCCGCGCGTGTACTTATCGGCGCGTACAAAATTTTCAAAGACCTCTGGGAGGTTGAATCGATTTGTTATCTTCATTGTTTGTTCCTCTATCGATATAGTGGTATGCCATTACGGTTAAACAATGTCAATTAATTCTTTTGGAGGTAAGAGTGGAGAGTGTATCGTTCACTATCCTTGGTGAGCCTGCATCGAAGGCAAACAGTCGTAAGGCTGTTGTCATCAGGGGAAGGCCAGCCTTCATCAAATCCGACAAAGCCAGAGCTTACGTCAAAGCTTTTGCTGACCAGTGCCCAATGCTTGAAGTGCCGTTTGAGAATGACGTGATGGTAGAGATGGTTATCTACTACTCCTCACGCCGACCTGACTTGGACGAGAGCCTGATCCTCGATTGTATGCAGGGAATGATCTACAAAAATGATAGACAGGTGAAACAAAAAAAGATTTATTGGGCACTCGACAAGACCCAGCCACGGTCTGTCATTCGGGTTAGTGCCTGCAACGCAAGTGATATCCCGCCTATATAATATATATATTATATAAGTAATTATATAATATATCTCTCTCTCTTATTAAGAGAGAGAGAGTAATAATAGAGTTATTATTAGGCGAGATAGAAAAGCAAAGTTGACTGGCACGTTGCCCACGCATATGATCGTGGCATCGATAGAGAGGAGCCAACTGTGCAAATTGAAACACAATTGCGCGGCGAGGCTTACAGGTTAGGAACAGGTCAACATAAAATAGTCTGCCCAGCTTGTAGCCAAGGCCGCAAAAAGAAAAGAGACAAAACGCTTTCACTAAAAATCGAAGACGACACTGTGTTCTGGCAGTGTTGGCACTGCAATGAGAAGGGCGTCATGCCCGTCAATAACAAGATCGATTTGAAGGTGAGACCGATGACTGTCGCTAAGAAAATAGACACAACCCCATTGTCCGATGCTGCCGTTGAGTACCTGAAGAGCAGAGGCATATCCAAAGAGACCGCTGAGAAGGCAGGGCTTCGATCAGGCAGGCACTGGGTGCAGGCCATAGGCGAAGAGAGCGAATGCTTGTTCTACCCTTACAAAAATCAGGGTCAGGTCTACGCTTCAAAGATTAGATCGACGACCGCAAAAGGCTTTTCATGCAACGGATCACCTCAAACATTCTTTAACATCGAGAATGTGGTTGCCGACGATGTGCTAATCATTGTCGAAGGTGAGATGGATGTGCTCGCATTCATGGAAACAGGGTATGATAGCGTAGTCTCAGTCCCGAACGGCGCGGTTATGAAAGTTGTGGACGAGCCCTTCGATCCATCAGAAGACAACAAGTTTAAATTTCTCTGGGAAGCCAAGGCCCAGATCGACCGAGCTGAAAAGATAATCCTTGCGACAGATGCTGACCCCGCTGGTGAAGCAATGGCAGAAGAGATGGCACGTCGCATTGGCAAGGATCGATGCTGGGTTGTCGAGTTCCCAGAGGGATGTAAGGATGCCAATGATGTGCTGTTGAGGCACGGCACAGATGGTATCGATAGCGTTATCGCCAAGGCAAAACCGTGGCCTGTCTCTGGCCTGTATGATGCCAGTCATTTCTACGATCAGATCGATGACATCTACGAAAGCGGCATGGGGCGCGGCGAGAGCACGGGCTACCCCAACGTGGATGAACTCTACAGCATTGTCCCCGGACAGCTAACGGTAGTGACAGGACATCCATCCAGCGGCAAGTCGGAGTTCATTGATCAGATCATGGTTAACATGGCGCAGGCCAAGGGCTGGCCCTTTGCAATCTGTTCTTTTGAAAACGAACCACGTCTTCACATCGCCAAGCTAATCAGCAAGTTTATCCGCAAACCTTTCTTTGAAGGTGCAACTCAGCGGATGACGCCGGACGAATTAAAACGCGGCAAGGAATTTGTTCAATCGAACTTTTCTTTTCTGTATCAGGCTGATGGTTCGCTTTCATCTATCGAAAGCATCATCGAACGTCTGAAGGTTGCGGTGATGAGGCACGGTGTACGCGGTGCAATCATCGATCCATACAACTACATCCAGAAGAGCAAGGATATCAGCGAGACTGACTGGGTCTCTGAGGTGCTGACTAGGCTCCGAGTGTTTGCCCAAGCACACGGCATTCACATCTGGTTCGTGGCACACCCAACTAAGATGATGCGTGACAAGGACGGTGTAGTCCCAGCGCCAAAGGGATATGACATCAGTGGCAGTGCTGCTTGGTTTGCCAAGGCAGACATTGGTTTGACAGTGCATCGACCAGATCCAGTTGGATCAATGACATCAGAGATCCACATCTGGAAGTGTCGGTTCAGTTGGGTGGGTAAGCAGGGTGTGGCCGAGCTGGACTTCGATACGGTGACATCGACCTACAAGGAACACACGTTTGACCCGTTCCTTGAGAACCCGCCAGCACCCCGTGCATACAAAGATGACGATGACCCTTTCCAACTCTAAGACATTGGTCACTGTGAGGGCTGGCTCAGATGGGCCAGTCCTTTTCGTTTGGGTAGATGGAAAAGAGGTGGCACAGTATGAAATGGATCAGCGCAGTATGTTGTGCCTCATTGAAGACTTAATATCAAAATGTAGAGAAAGTATTTGACCGACACATCAGTCAGTGATATTTACGAATTAGATTTGTTCTCCTCGGACGATCTTCTCTATCGATAAATTGGGGGGACAGCGAAAGCTGCCCCCTCTTTTTTATTGGTTCTTCAAGTAAATGATTGATTGATTGATCTCTGGTGCTAGTGCAATCAAAGCAAAGCAACCAGCAAAGAATGCCAAGATCGTCAAGAACTCAGCGACATACACTAATCCTTTTCTCATTCGTCTCTCCTCGAAAAAGAAGGGGGGCCGGAGCCCCCCTCAAGTTGACTGGAAAAAGGGGAACATATTTTCCAGCGTCTCAGTGAAGAACGGTCTGTTGCTCTTCATATATCTTAACGGCGCAGATGATCGTGCCTGCATTGATCTCAGCAATCTGATCGAACAACCCGTACCCAACAATTATATTTGCGAACAAGTTGCAGATTAGTTCTGGCGTGAGATCCACTGGCAGATCATCAAGGGTTTTCTGTATGAGCTTTAGCTCATCGATGGGTTCGTTCTCATCCATGCAGTTATCCTACTGTAGTTTTTAGTCTAGGAGAAGGTTGGCAACTGTGTCCTTGATGCGTCTGTTGAGAAGGCTCTCAGCGCGACCAAGCTCAGCATGGAATGCAGAGATGACACGGTCCTCACTGTAGTAAGCCAAGACCCAACCCTCTTCGATCTCGGCTTGCTTGCTCTTAACTTTTAAGGCATCGACCTTGTAGGCAACATAGCCCTCATCATTAAGCCTTGGCATCTTTACCTCGGTAGCATCCATGATGAAGCGCCAGCCATCGCCAGCCTTGACCATCTCGATGTTCTTCTCTTTCACTTTTCGATGCCAAGTAATCTTGATGCCGACCGTGTGGTCACCGTAGTAGGTTGTCTTTCGAGTAAAAGACAATTCGCTGCCTGTGCTGCAGGACCAATTCATAGAAGGAAAGGTCATGGTCAGAGCCGCCGCAGCATACTGCAAGCTCATCTTGGCAGCATCCTCAAGCACACCGCATGCGGTGTACTCTCGGAGCATACGACGATGGTAGGAAATCGAGTGGCAGATTTTGGAATAGGTATTCACTGCCGAGTAAGCAGTATCATCTCCATAGTCCTCGACCATCTGTCGATACTCTTTGTACTCGGTCATGGCGTACTGCCTGCCCTTCGCGGCCTCCTTACTAAAGGAACCAGTGAAGCCAAAGGTATCCTTCATGTTATCTGACGCCTTCTTCAAGTGGCAAAGGCGATTGTATCGGACCACCTCTTCGAGGCGTCTATCTGAAGCGTTCATGCTAGTTCCCCTTCTGTTTATTGTGTTTCTTCAACCAGTAAGAAAATCTGTTAAGATCTTTAAAGCCTAGCATCTTGGCAACCTTGGTCTTTGAGGCAGACACCTTACCTACCCGACGCTTAGCCTCCTGAAGGTAGGCGTCGGACAGATCATCAATAGCAGCCTCAAGGTTCATGTCGTCCCTAAACTGAGGCTCTTGGACAACTGGCTCTGGCAGTGTCTCAGTCTCGTTTAGCTTGATCCTTTGGTTCACGCCAAGGTTGAAGATCAATTCATGCCGGAACTCATTCAAAGCCTGAAAGGCGGCATCTGATCTGTTGCTGAAAGTCATTGCGCTTTCAATGCGATCAATGACGTAATGCATACATACTCTATCGTCCATTTTCTTAATCCTCTCGTTTCAAGTAGGTTGTTTCGCCAAATGGTGCAGGCGTGGCGTCGCCGACTGATGACACCCAAAGTACTGGGTAATCAGGTGCTTCTGGGTATCGGTAAATGCCGAGGTCAGTGAACACCACACAGTTATCGACATTCAGTGAATGCTCCTCGACGTAATCGAATGCTGCTCGAACGTCAGTGCCACCTCGTCCACCGATCTTAATGTTATCGATGACCTCGCCCTGCTCATACCGATGAACGGTTTGAACACGACTATCGAAGGTGATGACAGTGATCGATGAAGGCTTGAGCTCCTCGCTCAAAGCGTTCATCCCGCCAAGAAAGTATTGCAGTTCACTGTCGTGCACTGACCCGCTGCTGTCGGTCATAAGAACCACATCACCAACCCCGACCTTCTCAATGCTTGGAGCAAAGACATGGGCGGTGTGGTAGAGCTTCTTATTGGGCCGACGCATTGTGTAGTCGTCTGGTTGATCACCACCGATGAACCGCCGCATCACGTCAAGCCAGTCAACTTGATTGCGCTTCATGCGTTGCACGATAGCATCGATAGCGGCAGGTAACTTACCGACCGCCTTGGCACTGGCCGCAGCCATCATAACTTTGGCGTCTATGTCAGCCTCTAGCTGCTTCTTCTCGGCGTCTGAGAGGCCATCTAGATCAATGACCTCACCCATCTTTGCCAAAGTGCCAAGCTCCTGCACCACATCCTCTGGCAATCGGTAATAGATAGCCTCGGCACTGAGCCCGTTGTATTGCGGGTCATAAAGTGCTCCCGCTGGTAACGTGAAGCCACTTTCCAGAAGGATGCCGTTGATTGCGTAGTCTGCCGCAATGTTCCAGCGTTCTGGGTCACGTTCTCCACGTCGCAGAGGATGCTTCATCACAATGTGCATGACTTCATGTGCAGTCACGCCAGTGGTCTCCTCCCCAGTCATGCCGTCAACAAAGTCGGGTGACCAGAGAATTGACTTGCCGTCAGTGCACATCGTGTCGATGGATGTGTCGTGCTCGACGCGAACCGACAAAGCAACTGAGCCAAAGAAGGGATGCGACACTACAAGTCGCGTGATGGCCCGCGCCATCTTTGTTTGAGCGTCCATGATTGTTTCCTCGAAAAGTTCAATTGAACAAAAAGCAGCACCCGGCGGAAAGTCGGGACACTACAGCACCAATTGCTTGGCGCTGCTGACAATCCACTCTCGAACCGCTGGAACTTGTTTCAGATCCTTGTTGCGATTGAGTGCGTCCTTGATAACGAACACCGCGAACTCTTGTTGCGGTATGCGTTTGAGATACTTGATCACGTTGCCTGCGTTCGACTTGTTAACGCGAGACGAAAGCGCAGCGCAGATCGCATACATAACCGCAGGATCATCTGCTAGTTTGGCACTGTCCGGGTTGGCGATCAGTGCATCGATGTCGGGCACTGCATCATAAAGCTTTAGGAAGCCCATGAAGTCTGCTGTTGCAGCGCGACCAACCTGCCCAGCAATAGCCTCTTGCAAGCAGATGGGATCTAGGCTCCAGCTAAGTATCGATGATACCCGCTCCCAAGAGCGTGGAGACGGGCAGGAGTTGGCGTCTCTATCGAACTTGTGCAACCACTCAGGCCTGAACCGCAAGAACGCACAGACACGCTCGTCTGCACCGATGCTGTACAAGTAAGCGATGGCATCCTCTAGATCGGCTTCGATCTCCAAGAACATTAAGCGATCACGCAGGTGGGTTGGCATGTTGTTAGTGCCAGCCCGGTCAGAGGTGCGGTTGCCAGCCGCCACAATCACCCAACCCGGAGGCAGGTGGTGGTCACCCACGCGCCGCTCGTTTACGATCTGTGCGGCGATGTTTTGGTTGGCGACAGGAGCCTGTGGAAGCTCGTCCAAGAACAAGATGCCCTTACCACTGGAAGGCATCCAGTCTGGACGAAGGCGGGTCATGGCGCTGTTGTCAGCGTTAGGTACCAGCCAGCCTGCGATCTCGCCAGCGTCATGCTGGGCCAGCGATACAATCTTGCACTCGACCTCGCGCTTCTTGGCGATGTCCTTGATTGATGTGGTCTTGCCGATACCAGCGCCAGAGACGAGGTAAGGCACAAGGTACTGAGCATCTCGACCATCCTTCAGAGACAAGGCGTGATCGATTGCTGCTTCGACAATGTTTTGAGCTTGTGAAAGTTTCATAGTTTTGTTCCCCTCGAAACAATTGGTTTATTGTTTAGGCTTAGAAAAACAGAGCCCGTGCTTTATCCCGCAGAGCCAACCCATCTCTGAGCCATTGATGTCTGCGGTCTCGGAAGGCGCGAGACCTTCCATCTTTAGACAGCAAGTCGTGCGCTGCCCTTACAAAGGCGCGGTTGCTGGCAAATACTCCGCCAGCCTTCCGCTCAACTCTCTTGAACTGTCTCCACGTCAACGCCTGAACTCCTTTCGTTTTTGTGTGGAAAGCTTTGAACTGAAACAACTACACCATCTGTACCGCCAAGGAGTGCCTTGGCCTTTTCGAGACCAAGGCGTTCAGCGTCATCGATGGTTGCCGCGTCCACCACAACTTGCCGGATTACTTGAACTTTAACTTCGACTGTGTAGATCATCACAACCCCCAGTTATCTGCACATATTGGACCGATACCCATCTCGATAGAGATTGGATCTGTTAATTTTCTACCGCAGCAAGAGCACTGCCCAGAAGCTTTACCATGTTTGACTGCTTCACCTCGTGGATCAGCAGCCACCGAGACCACCGCGTCAGCGGTTGCAGTGTGGCAAGCACCTGCAGGCATGAACCTGCCTCCAGCAATCTTACCTTGGTAGTCTGGTCCGCGCTTGACGTAGACCGCGCCAGCGTTGCGACCATGCGCCGGGGCCAGTGAAAAGGCTAGATCACCAGCCCTGAAGACTGGCTTCTTAACCTTGGCCTCGGTCAACAGATCCTTGATGCGTGACACATCAACATCTCTAGACATCGATGCTTTGCGCTGGTTGGTTGCCTGAACTTTTAGGATCATGCGCTCCGCAGCATCCCACTGCTTCTCCGACAGATCACCCTTCGCTTGATGCTGCTGCAGCAGTGAAGCAGCGAAATCGTTCCACTCGACCATCGGCTTTAGTGCCGAAATAATTTCTTCATACTCCATCATAAGCTTTACACTCCCCTATCGGATGCGAGGCCAGTCGCGCATTGGCGCGTCATGCTCATGGTATTTTTCTTCGAGCTTGAACTTGATGCCCTTCGCCTCAAGAGCCTTGAGGAACAGCGGCATGTGGCAGTCCTCTTCGAGATAGAGCTTGGCGACGTAGTTATCGACACGGGCATAGCTGAAGTCTTTGAAGTCGTTCAGCGACAGGCCAGCGTTCAGCACGTCACGGTAAGGAACCTCCAGCCAGCCGTGGCCGGGGTCAGTGTGGTAAGTGTAAACTCTCATTACTTATCCTTCCCAAAGATTATGACTTTGCCAATTACCTTGGACCGCACGTCAGTCCGGCCAAGGATGTTGGAGACGAAGAACTCTTCGAGAGCCTCGAAGGTCTCGAACTCCAACCGACGATAAATCTTGCCGTCATGCCCCTTGATTGTTGAGGCGCTGAAGGCGTGTGGAAACAACGACTTGAACTCCATTGGTTCTCCTCTCTCAAAAAAGTTCAAATGAACTTTATCGTGCAGCCTCCGCGAGGAGGCCACACTGTAAAGGTCACTCGTCCAAGAACGCCGCGACAACGGCATCAACGCCACCGTTCTCCTCGGCGGCAGCGGCTTCCGCTTCCTTGGCGGCTTTGGTGTTGCGGTAGGCTTCACGAGCGGCCATGAGCTCACGCATGGCGTTCTGGAAGTCGTCGAGCTCGTCGTCCGACAGGCCGTCCTTGAACACGTCGCCCTGAACAGACTTGCCAGCGTCGTCCTTCTTGGTTGACCACTTGCCGACGACCGCCTCGGCCAGCCGCTGAGCTTTGGACTTCTCGGCCTCACCGCTCACAATCTTGGCAAGCTTGTTCTCGCTCTGGATGTCGTTGCGAGGATCATCGAACAGCTCCTTGACCAGCGAAGGCGTGGCCTGCGAGGAAAGCTCATCAGAGAAAAACCGCAGAGCGCCGACACTGTTCTCAAGGTAACGCTTGGCGGTGGCTTCCTTACAAGCGCCGAGCAAGGCTTCCTTGACCTGCTTGCTGATGGCCCGTGGCAACTTACCCTTGACCAGCTTGACACCGGACAGGGAGGCAATGAGCTCGTGGTAGGCGCTCATCTTCTGGGCGTTGGCGATCTCGTTGTTGGCCTTGTTGTCGGCCTTGAGGCCAGAGATAACGGCCTCCGCTTTGGCGATGTGATCAACGGTAGCGGAAGCAAGTTCAAACTGCATTTTAGCCATGATTGTATCTCCTCAGATTAGGCTAGAAAAAAGGGGCCGCAGCCCCGGTGGGTTGGTTAAAGGTAAGGGGTGAAGTGGCAAAGCTTATTGAAGGCATGACCGAAATCTTTGCCAAGCTCCTCGAAACCTATTGGAGCGCAAAGAAACATTTTGCTGCCTTCGGGCACTGAAACATGAACAATGTCTCCAACAGACAGGCTGGAGAAGGGTGAGCCGCGCCTGAACAAGCGCTCCACGTTTGGCAGGGCTTTGTGGTTCTCATACTCGAAGACCATCTCCAAGCCGTCAGTCACCTCCGCATCCTCAATCTTGTAGGCGGCAGCATGACCAAAGACCCCGTGGATCATGGCGTGGAGAAGCTTGGCCTCTGTGTCGTCGCCGCCAATGAACAACAGGTCAGCGTAGGCCTTACACTCTGGCAGAGAGCTCCAGCCCCCCTTGTTGACCTCGGCAACAGCCGCTGGCGACAGGTGTTTTTTAAAGACGTGATATTCCATCGTGTTTCTCCCGATTAGCTGTGTTTGAGGTCCATGCGGTACAAAGCGATGCCACGCTCGAAGATGTCGTGAGCGTCGCCGTCCTTGTCGAAGCCATACTCGCTGGCGAAGTCCATCGATGATGAGAACGAATAGCTGCCGCCGTAGCCCTCTTCATGCAGGTGGTAAGCCACCGACTTGGGCGTAGACGCCTCGGCGACAAGGCGCTTTCCGGCGTACATCTCTATCATGCCGTTTTTAGCGGCCACAAAGTCAATCATTGTGCTCTCCTTCAGTAAAGGTATTCCCTCATTCCAACATCACGCTCAAAAAGGCCAAACCTACAGCCCTGATCAAAAATCCTTCTCATTTGCTCTTCATGCCAAGCCATCGACATGACCATTGCTCGGCGCTCGGCCTCATTCCTGTCCAAGGTCTTAGTGTTGGTGAAGTACTTTCCGCGCCCCGCATCTACTGCGAAGCTGCCGTCCTTCAAAACTCTTACGTTGTATCTCATGGTGATTATCCTCTCTTCAGCGCTTCCATCAGCGCGGCTAGTTCGACGTTGGTCAGCATGATCGTGCTGAACGGATGTTTGACGTAGTAGGAAGCAACCCTGTTGGCGTTGGCCGCAGTAGGCGACTTCATGTACTTGGCTATCAATTTCTTCACTATGTTCTCCCCTGATTGCACAATGATGCAGCGCATTCCCGACACGCTGCACTGTTCTGAAATCAAAAGTAGCGCCAGTTTCTCTAACTGCCTTTCCCGTTCTCTACCCTCCCAGCGTGGCATAACTAACCAATGGCATCTCGGCAGGAGTGCGTTTTGGAGGCGCAAGCCCGCTTTCCCGACAACCACCAGTCAATCAACTGCTTGGTCCGATACTTGAAATCGGCAGTACCCCGTTTGGTGGGAAGTCCAGTCTTCATGGGGAAGGGTGATGCCGGGGGATGGAAGCCCGACAGCCAATCCGCTAGGACCGAAACTACCTCCGAGAGCCGAAGCTCTTCTCTCGTCTGTCGACGTTTGTCTCTCTTCCCCGGAGGTCTGGGGGCGTAAGCCCATGAGGGGCCACGACACCATAAGGTGCATTGGGGATAATATAGATATCTACAGACTTGTCTACCCCTAAATTGAATTAAATTACTTTATTTAGAATAGGGAGACTAAAACCCCAAGCAGACTGCGGGTTTGCAGTGACAAAAAAAGTTGGGTGAGGTAGATTGAAAGAAGTTCAATTGAACTTTTATCAACCGTTAGGCGAAGCAGGCGCAACCCAAAACGCCGAAAGGCCTAGCGCAGCGTCGAGGTAACCATGACAGATAAACCCAAGCTAACAGTCGTAGGTGGTACAGGCACTCAAAGAGGGAAGACCAAGAAGGTGACAAGGAAGAGTGCCATCCAGCCCAATGGGCTCACGGCAAAGCAAGAGGCCTTTGCATTGGCGGTGTTCGAGGGCAAAAGCTTTAGCGATGCATACCGGGAAGCTTATGACGCTGAGAACATGCAGCCAGCAACGATACACAGGCAGGCTTACGAGCTGGCAATTCACCCCAAGGTAGCAGCAAGGTTGGATGAGCTGCATAGTCAAAAGGAGAGGGAACGGCGCATGCAGTCGCTCTCTAGAAGCGATCTTGTTTTGAAACAGCTAGAAAAGATAGCTTTGGACGGGGACATGCAGGACGGTGCACGGGTCCGAGCACTGGAGCTGCTTGGCAAGAGCGTTGCACTGTTCACCGATAGGGTTGAGACCGAGGACAAGACTGACCGCACTGCGGCTGAGATCGAACGAGACCTCAAAGAGAAACTGAAGCGGCTGGGGCTGGGTTAGGGAAGGTGAGGTTTTTGCGACAATTATAAGGTATAGGTTTTTTTCCTTTTTTCTCTGACCCCCACCACCCCCCACCCCCCTTTGATCGGCGCGGCGTCGCGCGATTTACATACATGATATTCCCCACATCCAAACACCATCTAGGTTCACATGGGGGTCCGGGTACTATACCTAAAAAATTGAAACGCCTTCTAAGGCTCTGAGAGCCTCCGTGGAGTGCCGTCAACACTTCATAGGCTGGGGTAGTACATAATTCTCGTGATGGTTAGTCAGAGGCCGTCTCTGTGGCAAAGACGATAACTCCCTATATATAATATATATATATATATAATATACTTATCTCTCTCTCTTTTAGAGAGAGAGAGAGTATATATAATAATATATAATATATATATATTACGCGCGTTTATAATAAGCTGCCTGCGTTTGTCTGGTAATCCTCCACATCCTCCACAAGTTCCACAAGCTTCACAGGAAAGTTCAATAGAACTTTTCAATATTGTTTTTAATTGATATATTTGCTGGGCTTTGTTGGAGGGTCTTATGGGCGCTGGTTCTATTGCTGCAAACACTTTACCACAAACAATGCCTGTTGGTTATGATAAGTTTGGCAATCAAATGCCTCAGTCAGGCAATCTTTTTGATGCGAGGATTATGCCAATAGGAGAACCCGGCGTTTATCCACCCGGTGGCGGTAAGGGTGGGGGAAGGTCATATGTAGACAATTCATATGCAGTTGCCCCAACGCCAGTCCAAAGCCCATATGGCTACAGTTCTCGGAGCAACGTAGGCCAACAATACTCTCCTATGTTTTCTGCTCCTCAATACAATCAACCTCAGTATAGCCAACCTCAGTACCAATCTTTTCAATCAATGCCACAGAGTTTTAATTATCAATCGCCAGCAATTGCACCCTATCCAAGCTATGGGGACCAGAATCAAATGGTCCTTCCATATCCCGGCACTCGGCAATCTCCACCTCTGTCGCCGTTTGCAAACAGCCAAGAGTATCAGGCACTGATGGATTACAGGAAATCTTTAGCTCCAACTCCAGAACAAAAAGCTAGATTGCAAGAACTTCGATCTGCCTTTGAGGGCACAAACGCATATAAAGACTACCGCATCCAGCAGTTAGAAGGACAACTTGGAATGGGTCGTGGGCTTGGTGGTTATCGTGATATGTATGGACCCAGAATCAATAGGCGGTTTGGCGGCTTCCAGCCATACCCAAGCCCTTCATACCCAAACATTGGAGATGATGTTGGCATACCGGGGAAGGGTGGTGGGGTGCCAGTTATGCGAGACCCATCTTCTTTCCTTTACTAGAAACGTGTAATGAGAAAACACTCTTCGGTTATCGACAAGATATCAAGCCTGCCAATAGATCAGCAGGCAGAAATACTTAGAGAGCTTGAAGCACTTGACTTGGCAAGGTCAAAGGAAGGTGCAAGAACAGACTTCCTAGAGTTTGTTAGGATGATGTGGCCTAGCTTTATTGCTGGCAAACACCATCAAACAATGGCTGAAGCCTTTGAACAGGTGGCAAGAGGCGAGCTAAAGCGCCTGATCATCAACATGCCACCCCGTCACACCAAGTCAGAATTTGCTTCTTACCTCTTTCCTGCATGGTACTTAGGGCAATATCCCGAAAGAAAGGTTATTCAGACCGCACACACGGCGGAACTAGCTGTTGGGTTTGGCCGTAAGGTGCGTAACCTTATACAAGGAGAAGACTTTCAGAATGTTTTTTCTGGCATCGAACTATCTTCGGACTCAAAAGCTGCTGGAAGATGGAACACCAACAAGAGAGGCGACTATTTTGCTATCGGCGTTGGCGGTGCTGTCACTGGTAAAGGCGCTGATGTTCTAATTATTGACGATCCACATTCAGAACAAGAGGCACAGCAGGGTCAATTCAACCCAGATGTCTATGATCGTGTCTACGAATGGTACACATCTGGCCCAAGACAGCGTCTACAACCGGGCGGTGCTATCATTATTGTGATGACACGCTGGTCAAAGCGTGATCTTACCGGGCAAATCATCAAAAGATCGGCGGAAATTGAGGGCACTGATGAATGGAAGGTGATTGAACTTCCGGCAATCATGCCTTCTGGTAAATCATTATGGCCTGAGTTTTGGAAAATAGAGGAATTAGAGGCAATTAAGGCTGAAATTCCTGTATCCAAGTGGAATGCCCAGTACCAACAGAACCCAACCTCTGAAGAAGGCGCTCTTATTAAGCGTGAATGGTGGAGAGAATGGGAATATGACGAGCCACCCATGTGTCAGGGTATACTTCAGTCTTGGGATACAGCGTTTCTAAAGACACAACGCTCTGACTATAGCGCCTGTACAACGTGGGGCATCTTTTACCACCAAGATATAAACGGCGGAACTACACCAAACCTGATATTGTTGGACGCATACAAGGAAAAGCTGGAGTTCCCAGAGCTCAAGCAACTAGCTTACGAGAAATATTGGGAGTATGAGCCGGATCAACTCATTGTTGAGAAGAAAGCCTCCGGTGCTCCCTTGATATTTGAGCTTCGGGCTATGGGTTTACCCGTTACAGAGTTTACTCCTTCCCGTGGACAGGATAAAATTGCGCGTGTAAACGCAGTAACAGACCTGTTTGCTAGTGGAGTTGTGTGGCATCCACCTACAAAAGGTGCGTATGATGTTATTGAGGAGTGTGCTTCTTTCCCATCGGGAGAGCACGATGATTATGTTGACTCGGTATCCCAAGCTTTGATTCGGTTTAGACAGGGTGGATGGATTAGATCTGCTAACGATGACTATGACGATACACCCAAATATAGAAGACCAGTGGAATATTACTAACTAGTCTGTTATATTGTGCTGGAGTGTAGAGGAAAACAATATGGCTATCACCAAACCAATGGAACCATTTGATCCTGATGAAGTCCAAGGCACGGAAGATGGCGAGCCCGATTTAGAAATTGAAATTGTAAACCCTGATGCAATCTCAATGGAGACTGAAGACGGCGGTATTGTTATAGATTTTACTGGTGAAACCGCAGAAGATCTTCTCGGACCAGACCACGAAAGCAACCTAGCTGAGTTCATGGACGCACAAGAACTTCAAGTGCTTGCGTCTGATCTTATTGAGGAGTTTGAGTCTGATAGAGAGTCCCGTAAGGATTGGGCACGAGCCTATGTAAAAGGTTTGGATCTATTGGGACTCAAGATTGAAGATAGGCAACAGCCTTGGGCTGGCGCTTCAGGCGTATTCCATCCATTACTCACAGAATCCGTGGTTCGCTTTCAGGCACAGGCTATGAGCGAACTGTTCCCTGCGTCCGGCCCTGTTCGCACAAAGATTGTAGGCAAGCTTACAACTGAAAAGTATAAGCAGTCTCAACGTGTCGAAACAGAAATGAACTATCTCTTGACAGAGGAGATGGTTGAGTATCGTGAAGAGACCGAGCAGATGCTGTTCAAGCTGCCGCTTGCAGGATCTTCCTTCAAGAAAGTCTACTACGATCCACTCAACATGCGCCCAGCAGCCATGTTTGTTCCAGCTGAAGACTTTGTTGTTGCGTATGGTTCTTCTGACTTAGAGACATGCGAGCGTTACACGCATGTTATGAAGAAGACCTCTAACGAAATCCTAGAGTTGCAGATCAATGGCTTTTACCGTGAGGTAGATCTACCAGATCCTTCTCCTGATAGAACAGACATTGAAGAAAAGTACGATGAACTAGACGGTGAGTCGGCTGTAATTGAAGACGACGACAGACATACCATCCTTGAGGTTCATGCAAACTTAGACTTGCCCGGAGACCTTGCTGACCCAGATGGACTTGCCCTCCCTTATGTCGTTACAATAGACAAGTCATCTTCGACCATTCTTTCTATTCGTCGTAACTGGTACAAAGAAGACGAGAGAAAAAAGAAACGGTTACACTTTGTTCACTACAAATATTTACCGGGGCTTGGTTTCTATGGGACGGGTCTTATCCATCTTATTGGCGGTCTTGCGAAATCCGCTACATCCATACTTCGTCAGCTTATTGATGCTGGCACGTTATCGAATTTGCCTGCAGGCCTTAAGGCTCGCGGAATGCGTATTAAAGGAGACGACACTCCTCTTATGCCGGGTGAATTTAGGGATGTGGACGTGCCGGGTGGCGCTATCCGTGACGCAATTACGTTTATCCCTTACAAAGAGCCGTCGAGTGTGCTTTACCAATTACTTGGCAACATTGTCGAAGAAGGCAGACGCATTGGCTCGGTTGCTGACATACAAGTAGGAGACATGAACGCACAGGCTCCAGTGGGTACTACACTGGCGCTCATGGAAAGATCCATGAAAGTTATGTCTGGCGTACAGTCTCGTATGCACGCAGCCATGAAGCGTGAGCTTCGTTTGTTGGCAAAAGTAATCCATGACTACATGCCAGCCGAATACGCTTATGAAATGGACGGTGAATACAACCGAACCGAAGACTTTGACGGTAGGGTCGATGTAATCCCAGTTTCCGACCCTAATGCTGCTACAATGGCTCAGCGTATTATGCAGTACCAAGCAGCATTGCAATTGTCCCAGCAGGCTCCCCAGTTGTACGATATGGGCAAATTGCACCGTCAAATGTTAGAAGTCCTTGGCATTCAAGACGCCGATGACATCATTAAACTTCCAGACGAGATCAAGCCAAAAGATCCTGTTACAGAAAACATGGCTATTCTCAAGCAAGAGCCAGTCAAGGCGTTTGCTTACCAAGATCATCAGGCACATATCCAGACACATATGGCTGCAGCCCAAGACCCAAAGATACAAGAGATGGTTGGTCAGTCTCCGTTTGCTTCCGCAATTCAAGCAGCAATGGCCTCTCACATCACCGAGCACGTTGCTTTAGAATATCGTAAGCAAATACAGCTAAAGCTTGGTGTCGAGCTTCCAGACCCGGATGCGCCTCTTCCAGAGGATGTTGAGTACGAACTATCAAAGCTTGTGGCAGAAGCTGCTCAAAAGATCTTGCAAAGCAACCAGCAGCAAGCACAGCAGGCAGAGGCCCAAAGGCAAGCGCAAGATCCTCTTACACAAATTCAGCAGCGTGAGCTTGCTATCAAAGAACAAGAACTGCAGCACAAAATCCAAATGGATCAAGCAAAACTTGAGCTTGATCGAGTTAAAGCTGAGTCAAATGCTGACATTCAAGAGATGCGTATTCGTTCAGAAGACAAGAGGGCTGGCGCTCAAATCGGTGCTCGCCTCGCCTCTGACCTTGATAAGTCACAACGTGCCGATAAACTTGCTGGAGCTAAGCTTGGCCTAGATATAGCAAAAGAGCTAAACCTAGACGAGA